CTTTGTAAGCAGTGGGCGGGGGCGGCGGCGGGGGTTCTTCCTTGCTGCCCGTCATTGAGTTGAGAGAAGAGAGCCCACTCGCTGCGGCCTTCGCTATGTTGCCCATCCCAATACCTTCAGGTGCAGCACTTTGAGACATACTAGACAGAGGATTGAATGCCGCTTGAGCGCCGGGAGTAGATAGTGCCGACGCTACGCTCGGCCCACCCGAAATAGTTGGTGATACCGACCCAACCGACCCAAGCCCGCTCCCGCCAGAAACGAATGGGCTAAATGCTGATGCACCACTAGCGGTAGCAAGCCCACTCGGAATTGCAGTAGACGCTACTGCTGGAGCTACTACACTTCCTGCCGCTCCTGCCCCCAATGTCGGGGATGCAGCCAACATACCTCCGAGAGGGGCGAATGCTGACACCCCTCCTGCTGTGGCTAAGGCAGTAGGGAGAGTAGCCAGGGCAGCCCCAGCCGTAATACCTGTTGCCACCACTGGTGCTGCTGCTGCTGCTGCTGCCACCGCTGGTACTGCTGCTGCTGCTGCCACCGCTGGTACTGCTGCTGCCACCACTGCTGGGGCTGCTGCCAACAGAGGCAGGAATGCTTCAGGATTTCCTGTATCTGGATTTGTGGTTAATGGTCCCAATATAGATTGGAGCCCCTCAAGCTCTACGGGGTTGATGTGCATAAGCATTGTGTCGCCATAGCGACCCTTAGCAGCAATCTCTCGGGACTGGTCCACCATCCCGCCTTGGGCGTAGCCCTCGATCCCACCAGACTCAAGCTCCTGCATGGTCTGGTTGTAGAGATCCATTCCGCTGACTAAGCCACCATCTGCGTACCCCTGAATTCCTTGGCCCTGATCTGTAGTCAAGCCCTGCCACAACTGATTCATCCATTGATCACCCTCTGCTTCAGGCTGTCGCTGCTGAGGAGCAGCTTGAGGCCGAGCTTGAGGCCGAGCTTGAGGCCGAGCTGTGAGTGCAGGTGTTGCTGGGCCTAGTGGGGATTGCCCTGGCATCTGTTTGAACCGCTTGATCGCAGACTGATTAGCCGAGTATTCCTTTGGGGTGGAGTCGTCTTTCTCAGGAAACACTTCTCCAAGTCCCTTGTTCTGCATACCCATATTAGGCATTGGCGCACCTGTGATCGGAGGGAGATCGTTGGCTTCTTTGCCAAACTCCGAACCGGTAACTGCACCGCCCATGGCATACTCGCCAAACTTTCGTCGTTTCATCATGAAGTTTCCGTCCCGAATATGTTCATATGTGCTGTGCCAGCATCGATTGATGCCATAATTCTATCACCCGCAAGCAGGCCAATACCAAGAGCAAGAACATCAGTTGCATCTGCTGCAATAGTCTTGTTGAAGAAAATATATTGCTTGGCGTCATTAGACTCACCGGACTTGGAAATACGAATGCTGTAGTCCCCGCCTGTCGCTGTGCAACACACGATGATTGAAGAGATAATAGCCTGCGAGAGATTGCGAGATCCAAATCTCTTCCCTGGTTCATCTGGAACTGTATAAATGACCGTCTCTGCCAGATCACTCGAAGAATCCACTACGAGAGTGGCCTGAGCCAAGCACTTAAATCCCTCAGCCATGACTAACAACTCCGATAGGCAGGAACACCATCGTTGTGATGATCTTCACCTTTCGACCCGAAGATTCCTCAGGAATGATCCGATTACGGTCAGGCTGCTCAGGCTTGTTATCCAACTTCACGGGAACGTAGTTACCCATGTTGTCTTTCCTGTAAATCTGCTCAGCCATTAACGTCTCCCATCTGCTTTGGCATTGATTCGTTGAACGCCAAGCTCCCATCCGAATTGATCGTTGGTTCCATCGCTGAGTAAGTCAGTAACCTTCACAGAAATAGTACGACCCCTAAGCCGGAGGTTTACATATTCAGTTGTCGGGGTGACGGTACTCTGCGAAGTTGATGACGTAGTAGAAGAAGGATAATCCCGAATTGTGATCTCAGTAGACAACCGATTCTGCCCGCCAGAAGAAATCACCCTGTAATCCGGTACATACCTGTCGATGAACATCGAGTAATCCCCATCTGGGATATCAAGGAACCCGCTCTCTACCCATGAGTCCATCTTGGACCCATCATCTTGGTATCCATCTTCATGATTTAGTATGACTGAGTACCCGATACCTGAAGTGCTTTCCGGGTAAGCGGATTGAGGGAACTCCCTGATGCCACTATCTACCCAAGCAGTCCTGCTCATATCTCCATATGCCCAGGTTCCGTTTACGTAATTGTACGTCACGTACTTATCTATCTCTGTCCCGCTACTACTAACGTAGAACCAGATGATCTCATTGAAGAGAGAGTTCTTCCCACAGACAATCTTGTCGCTTTCAACGTACCCGAAATCATCGAATACTTTGTCTAGTACAGGACAATCAAGCTGCTCTACTGAACGACCATATGAGTAGAAGTTATTATCGCCCATCCAAAAGACAGTGTTATTCGCGGTAACGTAAGCATTGCGAGAGGCGATGTCGATATCGCTAGAAATTATCTGTACGTTGAAAACATTATTTCCGCCTACCCACACCATCGAGTAAAGAGCCGTATCAGTCCAAATCGCAATCTCCCTATCTCCAACAGATGCAGCCTTAATGGATGATCCTATTCCGAGGGGTCCACCACCGGCATTCCCCGCCTCGTCGGTCGTCCAAGAGCCGGGATGGTCATCACTGCACCACCGGATGAGCATTGGGTCATACGTCCCAAAGGTATCGGTGCATCCGAACGCGATAATCTGACGAGAGGCAGGAAATACTTTAAGGAAACCGACTTGAGCAGGAACACTTCCATATCCGGGGTCTGTCGGCACACCCAAAGAAGACATCAGCACTGCATCGGCTAGGCATATCCCTGTTGCGTTGTCAGTGTCGGCAGAGTTGTATGTTGTCACATACGGCATACTGCTCTTCATCTTGAGTGTGGTATTCCAGTAGTAGGGTGCCCCTCTATCCTTAGCTAAAACCAAATCTTCACCAAAGCTATCGATAGACCAAATGTTTGAAGACAGGTTCTCTCCCGGTATCGCAACAGTCGGGCCACCCCATGGAGTCCAGTACACATCTACTTCGAAGACTGTCGTGTTATCACTATGGACAGCGGCAGTCGTTCCTAGATCTCCCCTGGTTAGAGTTCCGAATTGAGTCCCTCCTCCGCCCGTCTTGGTCGTATAAGAAATCAACTCAGAATCTATCGAGATAACTCCGGCACTTGGAAAAGCGGTTGTGCTGTCTACTATGATTGGATCTCCTCCAACGGTTATGCCGCTAGCATCATTCAGCATGGTCGATGTAGTTGTAGAAGGAACCCCGCCCCAAGAGCCAGCACTCCATCCAGCCGACTCAGCGAAGGTAGATTCAGATGCTTGATGATCTCTAAGGATGATGCAATCCCCGCCTGCGGCGGCAGACACCTCGTTAACCGTAGCCAAAACATCATGCGTTGCCCGAATACTACCTAGCTGCCCTCGATCACAAGTGAACGTCTCTGGAGTTCCAGCATTACCACCGTTAGTAAGCTTGATATACTCGTCATCTACCTTAACGTAGTCGTTAAGCGTAAGCGCAGTATTTGCTGTAATAATGATTGATGAAGCATTAACAGTAAGTTCTTCGTGAAGAGTGCTAGTGACAAGTCCAGTTACTGCGCTCGGGCCATCTACTTCGTAGTAGTCGCTGGTCAAAACCTTGGATACATAGAAACTTTGATTTGATGTGGTCTTATCGAATCCGCTAGTCGAATTATAGAAAAGATTTTGCCTTGTCAGGCCACTAAGTGAAAGAGAGGTATCGATCTTCAGGAACGTCACGAAGTCGCCAGTGACCAAACCATGATCAGGATGATTGATCAATAATCTAGTCTCACCCATGACTCCATGGATCGGACTAGGAATATTCGCAAGCCTGTATACGGCATCGTCAATACCATGAGAAGATGGAGTAGTGCCGAAAGCCCCTCTGACTACTGAGGTTATATCGTCTCCGGCAGCTTGCCCCGTAGCCACGTATATAAGTTCGTCGCCATTGATATTTGCATCACTAGCTAAGCGGAGAACATCTTTGTCGCTAGTAACGAAGTCTACTTGGATAGTTGTGGTCGAAGAAGAATCATCTACGGCTAGAGTCGTCGCACCTATATCATCATACTGAATAGGGGTTATGTCATAGTATGTACCCCCTACCTCTGCGTACACCTTCTTATCAGACCCAACGATAAGAATATTGACACCACTGAATGAGATCAGACCAAGTAAACTTCTCGCTATGCCAAGGAAGGTATTGGTTGAGTATTTAGTCCAACCCCCAATCTTCTCAGGCATCTCATCCCTGAACCTAATCAGATTGCCATCATACCAATTGCCCTCAGCAGCATACTGAGTGCTTCGTCGGTTGATCCCAGGAGCGAAATTTAGTTTCTTCAGCATCGTCTACAGCCAACACCTAAGCACTATATCCCATTTAGCAGTTGCCAAACTAAACTGGACACCAGAAGTGTTAACGGCAACGTAACCATTAGTCGCGTCATACAATATGGTCACACCGACATAACTTGAATCCCTGTAAGGTGTAACGACCGCTTCCTCCGGGGAGGCAAATTCGACCGGGTGGTTTGATATGAGAATTTCAGCTTCGTTCACGAAAGAGTCAGTCTGGAGAGCCTTTAACTTGTAAGATGCAGTAAACATTCTGGGCACAGACGAAAAGCCATGCAAGACACGTGTCTGTCCAGATGTCGTGGGGAGGGTGGAGATAGTTGTTTCAAAATAAGCCCCTTCACCACTTGTCATACCTGAATGGTAAACCTGACCCCAACCATCTGAAGCAGTGTTCGATGCGTTAAGGGTGAGGGAAGTGCCTCTTAGGCCATACCCTCCGCTACCAGCGGTACCGCTAAGATTTAGATATTGACCACCTGTGATTTGAACTGTGCCGGTGCCATGCGGAGCGAGAGATAAGTTACCATTGGATGTAGTGCGTATGCTAAGTCCCGCTGTCGAAGTTAGAACAGGTGTGGTCATTCCTAATGTTGCCGTTACTGCTGCGAGGCTTATGGCGGAATTAAGGCTCACGGTCGGCTGAGGACCAGCGGAATCAGCTACACTTATGTTTGCTCCTGCTAAGACATCGGTTAGATCTCCAGCAACATTGGTAACCCATGTGAGAGTCCCGGTTCCACCGAGAACCGAATTTACAGATAGAACATAATCATTAACAGGAGCATTGGAAACATTGAGCATCGCTTCGTCTACTATGTCATCAGCAATGGTGGTCGAGTTCCCAGAACTGGTGACATCTCCGGTAAGATTTGCGTTAGTGGTAACTGTTCCTGCTGTGAGACTGGCTGCGGTGCCGGATATGTTTGTACCTACTAACGTAGGTGCATCGCTAGCGCCTACACCGATTGAAGTACGAAGTGTGTCACCGCTTTCATACGCATAAGCGCCTGGACCTGTACCTACAATCATCTGACCGTTAGAGCCTACTTCGCCTAATGCGTCCAAGTCTTCCAAGTTACCGTCTACAGCTAATGTCCCCGATGTTGTAATAGTCCCGGTACCAAGGCCCGCTCCTCGGGTGATTCCTGTGACACCAGGGTTATCACCAGTGTTAGTACCTGACTGGTTTTGCAGTTTAGCCTCTGGGATTATATCACCGTTCCATATACCAGTGATATTTCCACTCGCGTCGATCGTTGTCGCACCTGTGATAGTTCCACCAGCATTTAGCCCACCTCCAGATGTGACCCGACCGGCAGATGTGATTGTTCCTGAACCTGTGGTCGCAATGTTCCCAGATGCGTTTACAGCTACCAGCGTAGATGTGCCACTCGCGTTGATCGTTGTCGCTCCTGCGATTGCTCCTGTGTTTGTGATCCCACCACTTGCTAGGTCTAAGTTCCCACCGTTCAGATCGATTCCGCCAGCAGTAACCGTTAGACCATTAGCGGCTGTTATTGTTCCGGTGCTAGTGGTGGTTATGTTTCCGGAAGTGGTTATGAGACCATCGGCAGATATATTTCCGCTACCTGCACCACCCGCTGAAACGCCGACCCCTAAGTTACCGTCAGAGACTTGAATGTTTCCACTGTCAGAAACTATGTTTCCACTTGCTGAAATTGTGGAGGCACCTGCTATTGACCCAGCATTCGAGATGCCGAGAGATCCTACATTCAAAGTACCGCCAGTGGATAGTGTTACTCCAGCAGTTGCGGTAAGGAGACCAGCAGAGGTCATAGTTCCTGAGCCGGATGTAGATATACTCCCGCCCGTACTTATGTTCCCTGTAGTCGAGGAAATGTTTCCACTCCCATTCGCCGTTATAGCTCCGTCGCTGGATGTCCCCACTGTCGTAAACGTGCCTGCGGCTGGGACTGCGGCTCCGATGATTGTGTCGTCTATCGCTCCACCGCCGATGTCAACATTAGCTATATTGACTTCCCCAGTACCATGAGGCGTGATGGTTATATCACCGTTCGATTCAGTAGTCGTTATGCCAAGAGCGGCAGTATTCGTAAGACTTGGTGTCGTTACTGATGTCGTTCCGGAAAGAGTTGTAAACGCTCCCGTGTTTTCAGAATTAGCGCCTATCGGAGTGCCATCGATTTCCCCTCCTCCGATATTCACCTTATCCATTACTACTTTGCCAGTGCCGTGCGGCGTAATAGATATGTCCCCATTGGATCCATCTACAATAGTCATAGTCCCGGTATCAGTATGACCAGTCTGAACTACAAGGTTGTTATTACCATTGCTTTCGAGGGTAACATCCCCCGTTCCGTCACCAAGGATTACCTTGTCTGCACCGATAAGGATTTCATTGTCATCTTCGTTTGAGATAATTTCTGTGTTCTTTAAAGCGATCTTATCTACTGCAAGATTCGCAAAACTGTTCGTTACAGTAGTTCCATTAACGTGAACATGGGCTGCGTAGCCATTTGGAATTGTTGCGTCAGTACCGCCAACGTCGATAATCAAGCTATAAGTAGAGTCGAGAGCGTTTATTGCGATGAAAGATGTTTTAACATCAGTAGACGTACCACCTACTTGCAACGTAACCGTATGGTTCGCGCCAGCACCTGTGAACTTAACGACCGAAGACCTAATTCTCGCATCTCCAGAAGTTTCGGATACCGTTCCTCCGTTCGGCAAGTTTATGGTCGTAGCAGATCCGGTGAGGGCAATCGTCGAAAATCCGCGAACCCCTTGCTCCAATGCTTTCAGATTATTGTTTGTAACATCGCCCCAAGAGCCAGCCTTGTCGCCAGAGCCGATGATCTCAACTGCAAGTCCATCAGTGTATGTAGAAGCCATTATTGAGCCGCCGCCATGTTCGGACTGTTGTCCGCATCATTAAAAGAAGTGTCGCGGAAAGTTCCGCCTTGAGAAGCCACAAGAGCCTGTAGAGCTTCCATGAATTTACCTTGGTAGACCTGCGTCATGGCTTGGTCGCCTTTCATGAAGACGTAAGCCTGCGTGATGCAACCATAAAGGAGAGCATTCTTCGCATGAGTGCTGAGCCAAGTTGTCGTTCCGGCTACATCTCCAGTGGTAATGGATGCGGGCTCAAAGTAGTAAGCGAACTCATAATCATACGCAGCGTCGGCGTAGGGAGCGAAGTTTACAGTCGATTGGTTTGCGTTGTTCACATCGTTGTAGAAAGAGTAATACTTCGGATATCCCTTAACACTATCGATAGGAGCATATTCTTGCAGGAAGCTATAGTCCTTGAGAAGAAGATAACTCCACGGGTTAGCCACTACATCTGCGCCTAGTCTGACCTTCAAGTACAAAGGAGACAGCGGACCCGTTACAGAATCTGCTATTGCGTCAATATTGTTAGTGTCTTGAACAATATCATCATTGTCCACATTGGTGTTGTAGCCAGCAATACTCACTATAGAGTTGATCTTCTCTTCGGCTAGAACAATGATGGTATCCTTCTGGGAAGAAGTTCCCCAAGCAGTGTTCTCTAGCCATTCATCAATGGCTGTCCTTAGTGTTGCTAGTGTGAATGCGGCCAATGGTTAACCCTTTCGAGTCCGAGCCTTGCGGTATCCTTGAATGGAATCCTTAGGGCGAACAGACCCACCTCCAGCAAACTGGGCGTAGTTCTTGTCTTCATGCTCAACGGGAAGTCCCGTTCTCTGGGATTCCTGCATGGCCTTCTGGTTTCCTGATTCGTCATATGAAAAATGCTTGTTACCAACTTTGGGCATAATGCTCTCCTATAGATCTATGTTGTGGAACGCGACCACTTCAATGTAGTCAACGTCGATATCGCCAGCACCTAAGTCTCCCGGTCTGGCATCGAAGTAATCAAGTCTTATTGTTGAAACCGTGCCAGTCCATTCTGGATCGTCAGTCATGTCGAATACAATCTTAAATGTACTAGCCATATCTCGGTCAGCCTGAATGAACCCGTCCGATGGCTGAGTGAGATTGAAATAAGGAACACTTCGGCAGCGTTGGGACTTGGCTTCTGATATGCCAGAGTCTGAAGGATCTGTACTGGTACTCCAGTAAAATTGGCCTTGGAACCCGTAAGGTGGGTTAATATCACCAACTTCTCTTAACGGGTAATTGTTTACAGTGAACTGGGTCACTACATATTTATATACGGAAGTGTCTATGCTCAGGTAGTCAGGGGTGTTACTCCCGCCATTGTACCCTCTGTAGATATATGGATCTCCGGGGTTGGGGCCAGAATCTGTTATCGCAACAATGTTCAACGCTTCTCTGGATTGATTCCAACTCAAGGTTCCGTTGACTGCCCACCATCCATCAATACGAGCTGGGCTAGTTTGAGCTGTGCCCGTCGAAAAATCACACCGATACGCAGCCGGGAGATCCCTACCAGAGATTGCACCGAGAGGGCGAGGATCTCTAAGGGCTTGAGGATCATCAATCGGGATTCTTCCGAGCATGTTCTGTGGTTGATCTGGATCCCAACAGACTGGGCATACACGGAGATTGGTGCTGGACAGATTCACTGTCTCTGTTCTGAGTTCTTTAAGGTTGTATCTGAACCCACAACGATCACAAAAGCCAAAAGCCCTGCTGCCCTTCGCGTAATTCCCCACTAGCTGTAACCACCAGGGTAGAATCTAAGAGGAGCCTTCTCTCTATCCTCATCTGCTGCATATTGAAACTGCTCATCATAAACCTGCTTGAGCATTGCGACCCGACCTGATGCTTCTGGCTTCTTCATCGCGATGCTATACGCAAGGCCCGCCACTAGAGCAGGCCAGAAACGAGAGGGTATATCAGCATCGTATGTTCCACCGGGACCACTGTCCTGCATTCTTCTTATGTAGGTGTAGACAAGCTTCTGGGTTGCATCATCCGGAATAGGCCAAAGGTTGATCTTTATCACCCCTTGCTGCCTATCCACATAGAACTGGGTGGGTCTACCCGTTGTGAGCTTTGTGGGGATACTTAGATATGTATCCCTGGATATTCTTCCCAAGTCGTAATCTACTTGCTTCGATGTATTCCCCTCGTTTGACCGGAGGACCGCTTCGAGGATGGAGACAGCAATGTTCGGGGAAGTATTAACGGCATCGTACTCGCCGACGTTCGCTGTCAAAACTTGCGAATACTCCCCTACGCACCAGAGATTGATACCCCTATTCGCCCATTCCATCAGAAGGAAATCGAGGCTTCTCCTGGCAGTGCGGAGGTCATACCCAGAAACCATCTGGAGTCCGGCTCTCTCGTAAGCTTCCTCCACGATCTCACCAACATTTGGAGAGAATGTAACTGCACCGCTAGTCGCCACGAATGGCCTCCAATATCTCTTTACTCGAATCAGATTGCTTTCTCTGAAGCTCCTTCAGATCTTGCTTTAGCTCACCAAGAATTACTCTGTTGTGATTAACTTCAGTGGAAACTCGTTCTAACTTGATCTTAACTCCTGCAACCTCAGACTGTTCAGCCATAGAGCTATGCACCTTATCTCCAGCATGAGAAGTCTGCATAGCAAAAAGGCCCCCGATGGCAGAAGCAACAATGCCAAGAGAAGCCCAGTAAGTGGTTGTTCCGATTCCAGTCATTAAGTGTTCGCTCCACCTGTGTAGAGAACGGCTACATACTTCGCCGTGTCGTAAGCAGTGTCTTCTGTCTGATCATACACATCTATCGCAAACCAAACCCCATCCTCAAACAAAATACCATTCCCGCCAAAGTAATGAGTGTAAAAACAAGCTGGGATAGCGTAATTAGAATCGCTTGCTTGGGTAGTAGGATTATTAAAGGCAGCTTTGTATAAAACATTTCCACCGCTTGAATCAAGAAGTGAAATCGGACGTGTCAGTGTTAATTCGGTGTCAGTGTACGCTACTGAGTTCCCGTTCATTACCCAAACACCATGCACCCTCGTTCGACCGCTAATGATTTTAACACCGGAGTCAGGTGCGGGTGTATCGGATCCATTCACGCTGTACGGCGTGGTTGTATACCAAGCACTGGAGTAATCTAATGTCATGATGAATAGACCACATTGAGTACAGACATTATAGGTCCACCATAATAACCGGTATTAGGATTAGCCGGAATAACTACCTTAACCTCAAGTCCACGATCGAAAAGAATACCTGGACCCGGTATGCCTAACAAACCAAATCCACCATTTACAGAGCCCGTCCTAGCAATATCAGAAGTAGTATGACTGTCTCTTATACACATCTGACGC